TAGCCGCACCTTCTCGATGAAGGACGGATCGTGATCCCGCCAATAGCGCGGATCGCGCATCCATTCCTTCAGTTCAACCTCTGTTGGGGCGGTGTCGCTTGTCGATCCCTCGCGAACCAGGCTCGGCTCGCCTTCGCTCATCATCCGGTGCATGACAAGCACGCCTTCGGATGTCGTGGCCAGCGCCTTGAACACCTGGTCCGGCAAGGAGGACTTGCCCCAGGCCGTGATCTGCTGGGCGGCTTGGCGCCACTTTTCCGCGCCTCCAAAGTGATCGACAAGGCGCGCGATCTGATTTTCCGCCTCGAACACTGCCGCCACTTCGGCGATCATCGGCGTCAACCGCTCGGCGGCCAGTTCATAGACCAGTTGCGCCTGCTGCCGGCTGAACCCCGCTGCATGCAGACGCGCGTTGATGTCCGGATCGCTCTGCAGCAGCGGATCATCGATCTTGATGGCGTATTCCTCAGGAGACGCAGGAATATCAGGCGACGGCATGCCGCCCATTTTACGCTCAAGTTCGGTGTAGGATTTGAGCAGGACTTCCGTCCGTATCTCGCCGCGCTCGCCGTCCCAGAACTTTTCCGGGATCCCCTCGGGCCTTTGCCGGGCCGGCGTTTCGGCACTTCCGGCAGGTCCATCGTACGGCGCTGCCTCATTGGGGCCACGTTCGCCGCTGGCGCCCTCGCATTCAACTTCAAGAAGATTTTCGGTCATGGTTGCTCCACTTCGTTCTCGCGCGTTTCAGCGCCGGAGGGAATTCCTGTCGCAGAAGGCCAACTGTTCGCCCGCTCAACGAGGCTGCAGATGTAGGCAACGAGCCGGCGCTGTCCCTCGACGTAACGCAAAAGCGTGTCGGGGCTCTCGGGGCCAAGGACACGCTCAAGAGTGAGAGATCTCAGGTGTCTCAAGACGCGCAGGCCGTGGCTGCCGCGAAAGCAGCTCGCGAACGCACGGGCAAGCTCGGCGTCCGTCTCCGCCGCCGCGTCCTCAGGACTCGTGGGTGCAAGTTCGAACCAATTCCAACCGTCAGGGGAGTTCGTCAAGACCAGTCTCCTTGTTCGTCGGGATCATCGCGTCAGCCGCGGCGGCCGCGAGGCCTTCGACCGCCGGCGACTTGAGCAGATCACCCACGGCCAGGGCTTCGATCGGTGTTTCTTCGCGCCCGCGCATGATCTCACCGGGCACGCCAAGCGCTTGGCCGAGCCAGCGGGCGGCGGCGCCCTGATCGACGACAGCCATAGCCTGTGGTCCGAGTTCCCTGACCACGTTCAGCCACAGGATCGTGTTTTGCGCATCCTGCTGCGCCTGGTAGCGCGCCGGGGCGGCGTTGTATTCAAGGACGACGGTGCGGCCGTCGATCGGTAGATCGGCGATTTCGCCGCGCCGCGCGAGAATCGAGTGGGCGCGCGTGAGAAGCGGCGTCAGAAGCTCGGTTTGCAGCCGCCCGAACGTTGCGCCGAGAATGCGGGACATTTCGGCCGCGCGCTCGAGAACTTCCGTTGCCGACATCCGTGGGCCGTTGATCTGGCCGAGTTGATCGACGAACAACGATTTTCGAATTCGTCCGCGCAACTGGTCAAGAACAAGCTCCGAGACATCGAAGCGGCCCGGAGCTTCCAAGGGCCGCAGCCCCGCCGATCCGACGGCCTTCGGAATGATGGCGCCGGGAACAAGCTTGATGGTGGCGGGATTGAGGACGCCGTCATCATCCGCCTGCCAGATGCCGGTGACGGCGATCGAAGCATTCTTCAGCACCAGTTCGACGACCTTGTTGGCGGTCTTGATGTCGGGGAGCGCCTTCATGACGGGCGAGCGGCCATAGATCTCGCCTGGCGCCTTCAGCCAGCGAAAGTTGATAAAGGGCGGAGAGGAAAAATTACCTCTCGCCAGAACGATCGGTTCCGCCGCTTGAACAAAGGCCATGTCCACGAACGCGAGGTAGGAATACCCCAGTCGATCGGGGATGACCGCTTCAAGTACGGCAATGCGCGCATCGGCATTGTCGGCGATTTCCCGCATCAACGGCTCGGCATCGCGCGCCTTTGGAAAGCGTTCCTGGAGGTGAGCCGCGGTCAGCTCGCTGCGGCGGAACGTTATGTCGAGCCGTCCGCTGGCCCCTTCCTCGACAGTGACCTGCGACAGCGGCACGGCGGCGAAGCGGAAAGCCGAAAATTCGCCCGCCGAGGCCTCTTCAAACATCAGCGACGCCGTGCCCGCAGTGGCAAGGTCGAGATAGCATTGATGAATTTCGACGGCGAAGTTGGAGCGGTCAAAGTGCGACAGGAGGATACGCGTGCTCCGCTCCAGCTCGGCTGCAAGGTCGCGGCGGTCGGCGGCATCGGAGTCGGGCCCGGGTGCGATTTGAAACCAGCGCGCCCATGGCGGCGTCATTTGACTCATCAGACTCGCCGCCAGTTGATCCACGGCATCGGGCGCCGTACCGTCGAACAGGCGGTCTGTTCTCCGTTCGCCGGGACGGCGAGCGGTGATTATTCCCCCACGGTGCGGTAAAGCGTATTCGTAGCATTCCTCCCATAGATTCTCCCACGCCGACCGGCGGTGTCTGGCGCGCTGATAGCGTTCATGAGTGGCCTTCGGATCAAGAACCTGCATGATCATTCGCCCAACAGGGATTTGCGTTGAAGCCCGTTATCACTCAGCAACAACAGCCCGCGCGGGGAGGTCGCGATCATGCTGGCCAAGCCACGTTGGCGACGCGCAATGGCATCCAGCCGCCTGCGACGTTCGACGTCATCGATGTCGGCGGTCGGCGGAGCGGCCGGTGGCGGACTGGGTGGCGGCGGTGCTGTGGGCAAAGGCGGTGGCGCCGAGACTGGTGACGGTGAACGAAACAAGCTTCCCATGGATGCACTCCTCTTCTTGCAATGGAGCGCCTTTGACTGTTTTGGCGTCAGGGCGCACGTCACCTGTTCGTGGAAGCCTCTATAATGGGAACAGCTTGCGATGTCAAGGAATATAAACCTATAAAGAGGTAGAGAGGTAACGGTACAGTTGCCATGGCGTGTTGATCGATCGAGCGTGAATGCCGAGAATGCGCTTGACGGCCTCAACGCATGTAAGCGGCCTTAGCGGGGCCACCCGCAGCGGCGCTGCTCGCACGCAGGTTTCGATGACGCTAAGTCCCTGGTGGCGATACCATTCCTCAAGATCGACGGTCTTGCTCTTGTTGATGATCAGCAAGTCGATCCGGTGGCAAAGGGGATCGCAGATGATCCAGTGATCGTTCCGGCAGACTGCTACGAAGCAGTGGCGGAATCCGGGGCGAAGGATCTTGAGGCAGGAAAGGGATGTATCTCCAGAAAAGACGACAAGAGCCGGTGTTGGCCCGGCCAGCGTATCCACATCCTCGGAGCGGCAGACTGGAGGCTTCAAGTCCGGCGCTCATACAACGATGCGCTTGGATCGTAAAATGTCCGCCAAGCTTTCAAGGGCTTCTTGCCAAAGGCGTGCGGCGCTGCCCTCGTCGTCCTGACGCGGATCCGGCGGACGACCCAGAAGCCCGAAGGTTCCAAGGACCCTCAAATGCTTGCGGTGCAGAATGTTCCTGTTCACCAGGCGGATCGCGGCACGATAGATGTCATCGGGATCACACGGCCGCTCCAGGCTTGCAGGGGACGCACGGCGGAAGGTTCCTCCTTCCCGCCGGATGCACTGACAGCGAACGAACCAGAACCAGGCTTCCTCGGCGCTTGCGAAGGGCGTCGCCGTTGGCGTTTGCTCTTCCAGTCTGGGGACGTACCGTGTGCGCACGTGACTCCCTCCTCGTCAGGGCGCTCATGATGCCAAGAATAAGAGCCTACGTCAAGCATTAATTAGCAATATTTTCCTGATGCGTGCCCGTCCAGTTTATAAGACACTCTTCCCATGCTAAGGCATTCTGATATCTGGCGCTCCATTGATCGTCTCGCCACGGCGCATGGCCTGTCGCCTTCCGGGCTGGCGAAAAGCGCCGGGCTCGATCCGACCACGTTCAATAAGAGCAAGCGGATCACGCGGGAAGGCAAGTTGCGCTGGCCGAGCACCGAGAGCATCGCGAAGATCCTGGAAGCCACGGGAGCCCCGCTGGACGAATTGGTCTCCTATATTTCAGAGACCACCCATCAGTCGTCGAATAGAAACTTTCCTATTATCGGGTTTGCTCAGGCGGGTGCCGAAGGCTACTTCGACGACGCCGGCTACCCCGCCGGCGCTGGGTGGGATGAAATTCCGTTTCCTGATGTTGGGGATCCTCATGCCTATTCTCTTGAGATCAGCGGCAACAGTATGGAGCCGATCTACCGTGACGGCGATATCATCGTTGTCGCTCCCCAGGCCAACATCCGGCGTGGTGACAGGATTGTCGTCAAGACGCGGGATGGTGAGGTGATGGCGAAGCAGCTTCTCCGGCGCACCGCCCGCAAGTATGAGCTTCAATCGCTGAATCCTGAGCATGAGGATCGCAGCATTCCTGTCGAGGATGTGGAATGGGTCGCTCGCATCGTCTGGGCGAGCCAATAGGTCCTGGGCTTTCGTTTTGGAGCAAGCGGAGAAGAACGCCACCCGGCAGCGTCCGGCCCTTCATCGTCAACCATCAACCATGAGCAAGCGCTTAATGGTTCAGGCAGAAACG